GAAAGAACTACCGAAAGTAATCAACTTTGACGGCAAACAATACGATATATCTAAAATGACAGAGCGAGTAGCTCATCAATTCAATATGCTTGTTAGACTACAGGGTGATTGGCAAGATGCAGATTTTAATTTAAGAAAAATAGAAGCAGCTCAGAAGTCAGTAGTACAAGAGCTTAAAGTATTTATGGTAGAAGATAATGTAAAACCTGTAAAAGACGCAGGCATAATAAAACCATGAATATAGAACAGTGCAAGGCAGAGATAAAAAGACACGAAGGCGAAGTCCTAGAGATATATGAGGATAGCTTAGGCTACAAAACCTTAGGAGTGGGACACCTATGTCAACCTAGCGATCCAGAATATGATTGGGAGGTAGGCACAGAAGTAAGTCAAGAAGTTGTAGACATGTACTACGAAGATGACTTTAACAAACACTTAGCAGAAGCAGTACATGTGTTTGGTACAGAAGAAGCGTTTTACAATTTACCTGAAAATATACAACACGTGCTTGTTAACATGTGTTTTAACTTAGGTGGCACGAGGTTATCTAAGTTTAGAAATATGCTAGAAGCGTGTAGAGCGCATGACTGGAAAAGAATGGCTGCTGAAATGGAAGACAGCAGGTGGTTTAAACAAGTTGGAAGAAGGAGTCGAGAACTGCAAGAATCAGTTCTGAATACTGTATAATGAAAAAATGGCTACTTTTAATCTTAAACTATTCGGAGGCATAGCCCCTCGTGTCTCTGCCCGTTTGTTAGCAGATCAATTAGCACAAAACGCAACTGACGTAAATCTAGAAAGTGGCAACCTAAAAGGTTTTAAAACAGACTCTGTAGTCAATCCTAAGTCTGGAGTGACTACTTTATCCAATAGTAGTAGACAGACTATCTTTGAATATACTACTGATAACTGGTTGCAGTTTGATGAAGATGTGAATGTACAAAGAGGTCCGTTACCAGGGGACAACAACGATACAATATATTGGTCAGGTCAATCTTTTCCTAAGATGGGCAGAAATACAGATGTTCTAGGTGGTTCTGTTTATCCTAATGCTGGTTTTAGATTAGGTATACCAGCTCCAACAGCTGCCCCAACTGTAGCAGTTGTGCCTACAAACAACCTTGATGGGATCATTACATTTACTAATGAGTCTTCTACAGTAACTGTTACAACAAAAACTAGTGGTACGTTGACTGCACATGGAGCTAGTGTAGGAGAGTTTATAGTCTTAGTAGGTTTCTCTACATCTAATGGTGTTACTGCTGAAAACATAAATGGTACTTATAAAATAAAAACTGTCCCTACTAGTAGTAGTCTTACAATAGACTTATCAGCCGCAGCGACTAGTAGTGGTGACAGCCCTAGTGTGGCAAATGGTGCAAGGTTTGGTGATAACTCAGAAGCAGAACTAGACTACGAAACCTCTTATGTCTATACCTTTGTATCTGCATATGGGGAAGAAGGTCCACCTTCTCCTGCCTCTACTGTAATTACTACAGATGACAACATGTCTGTAAACGTAACACAGATGGAGACTAGTACTACTAAATCAAATGTAAACTTTGGTACAGGGGCAAAGAAACGTATATATAGATCAAACACAGGTTCTAACACTTCAGACTTTCAGTTTGTAGGAGAGGTACCTTTAGCTACTACTGACTTTGTAGACTCTTCTTCTAACGCTGACCTAGCTGAAATTATTGCATCTACTTTTCATATTGCACCACCAGACGATGATACCGCTTTGTATCCTGAAGGGCCAATGAAGGGTTTAACCTCGTTACCCAATGGTGTCTTCGCTGGTTTCACTGGCAAGCGTGTGTGCTTTTCAGAACCTTTTTTGCCACACGCTTGGCCTGTCTCTTATAGGATCTCATTAGACGAAGAAGTTGTAGGCATGGCCGCAGGAGCAAATGGTGTTGTTGTAGGAACTAAAGGCACACCATATTTAATTGCTGGTACTGACCCATCAGGTATGCAGGCTGTTCGTATTGAGGCAGGACAAGCTTGTTTAAACAAAAGGTCTATGGTCGACATGGGGCCATATGTCATTTACGCTAGTCCTGATGGTCTAGTAGCTGTAACAGGTGCAACTGTACAAATACTAACAGAACAGATAATAACACCAGAGCAATGGCAAGCGTCATACTACCCTTCTACCATTGTCGCTAGTATGTGGGAAGGTAGGTACGTAGGTTTTTATAACACTGGTTCTGGTTTTGGTGGTTTTGTTTTTGACCCTAGGGGCGGAGTTAATGCTTTTGTAAACTTAGATGCAAGTGCACTAGTTCGAGGTTTATATACAGACCCTGATAACAACCAACTTTATAAAATTATAGGCAACCAGATTAAAAAGTTTCAGGGCGGTGGCACTAGCTTGACTTACAATTGGAAATCAAAAGAGTTTGTTACACCTAAAACTTTGAGTATGGCGTTCCTAGCGGTACGTGCAGAAGCGTTCCCGGTTACTGTAAAAGTGTACGGAGATGGTAGTCTAATATACAACGCTACTATTTCTACTAGTGGTAGTATATTTAGTGTAACTGGCACAACTCCTAGTTTTAGTGCTACAGATATAACAGAACCTATAGTTAGACTGCCTGCTAGCATGCACAATACATATGCTGTAGAGGTAGAAAGTTCGAACGTTGTACATGAGGTAGCTATAGGGGATAACCTAGACGAACTAAGGAGCGCGTAAGATGAGTACCAAAGGTACAAAAGTTCCTGCTATAAAAAACATACCACCTAAAACAGATAGAGAACTTAAACTTGCCTTAGATACTATAAAAGAAGCTTTAGAGATTAGGCTTGGGCAACGTGGTGATCCTTTAGATAGAGCTATAACTCTTAGAGAACTTTCTGATTCTGGTATCGTAAAGATAAAAAACAAAGGCAGTCAAACTAGTGACATACTGCCCCCAGGCGATGATGATGACCCAGGTGATTTAACTATACCACCAGCACCTACAGGTCTATCTGCATCAGGTGTTTTTACAGCCGTCATACTTGATTGGAATGAACCACCCTATGGCAACCATGCTTTTACAGAGATATGGAGATCACAAGATAACAACTTAGGGGGTGCCGTGCGTGTGGCTACAACGGGCGGTAGCGTATACACGGACGAGGTTGGTTATGCTACCACTCATTACTATTGGATAAAGTTTGTAAGTACTTCCAATATAAGTGGCCCATTTAATAAAACGCAGGGAGAAGAAGCTACTACAGCTGCAAACGTGTCAGCAGTTATGACTACCTTATCAGAAGAGATAAGTAACATGCCTGGCTTTACTACTTTACAGAATGACATTACTGTAAACGTAGATGGCGTAAGTTCTTCTCTTGCTAGTGCTTTAGGTACACTAGATACAGCTACAGAGACTGCGCAGACCGCAGCAAACACAGCCCAAACATTAGCTAACAATGCACAGACTGCAGCTAACAATGCACAAGCAACAGCTAACTCTGCGGCTACTGCCGCTAGTAACGCGCAGACAAGTGCTAACAATGCAGTAACAGGAGCTACCCAGGTTATACAAAGCACTAGCGCACCTACTACTAGAGATGATGGTTCTGCTTTACAGGCACATGATATCTGGATAGACACAGATGATAACAACCAAGCCTATGTACGTAACAGTTCTAACAATGGTTGGGAGAAAGCTAGAGATTCAAGTCTCGTGTCAACAATAGGATCTGCTAGTTTCACCGGGTCCGATCTAACCACTGCTATGGCCAGTGCTCAAAGTTCTATTCTTACTATAAACTCTACCAATACCAGTCAAGCTAGTGCGATTACAAATTTAGAAAATACAGTAAATGACGGTACAACTGGAGTAGCAGCTACCGCTAGTGCTTTATCCAACTTGACTACTAGAGTAACTAACACAGAGAACGCTACTAGCACAAACACTAGTGATATAACTGCATTAGAGACTACAGTAAATCACCCATCAACTGGTGTTGCAGCAACCTCTACCGCTTTAAATAACTTAACAACAGGTACAGTAGCAACAAACACTGGCAATATAGCTACCAATGCTAGCGACATAGCAGCTTTAGAATCTACAGTAAACCATCCATCAACTGGCGTTGCGGCCACCTCTACTGCTTTGAATAATTTAACGACAGGTACAGTAGCAACAAATACTGGGAATATAGCTACTAACGCTAGTGATATAGCGGCTCTACAAAGTACAGTAAACCATCCAACCACTGGTGTTGCGGCCACTTCTACTGCTCTAAATGCATTGGAAACAGGCACAGTAGCAACAAACACTGGCAACATAGCTACAAACGCTAGTGACATATCGGCTTTACAAAGTACAGTAAACAACCCATCAACTGGTGTAGCAGCTAGTGCTTCTGCAATCAGCGCTTTAGATACCAGAGTAACACAGAACGAAGGCGACATATCTACTAATTCTAGTGACATATCAGCACTAGAAACAACAGTAAACAACCCATCGACTGGTGTAGCAGCTACTTCTACTGCTCTAAATAATTTAACTACAGGGACAGTAGCAACTAATACAGGAAACATAGCTACGAATGCTAGTGACATCTCTGCTTTACAGAGTACAGTAAATCACCCAACTACAGGTGTAGCTGCTAGTGCTTCTGCGATTGGTGCTTTAGATACTAGAGTAACAGCCAATGAAGGTGATATATCGACAAACGCTAGTGATATATCAGCACTAGAAGCAACAGTAAACAATCCGTCTACTGGTGTAGCCGCTACTTCTACAGCATTAAATAACTTAACAACTGGCACAGTAGCAACTAATACAGGAAACATAGCTACGAATGCTAGCGATATAGCAGCTTTACAAAGTACAGTAAACAACCCGTCCACTGGTGTAGCGGCAACAGCTACAGCTTTAAATAATTTAACAACTGGTACGGTTGCAACTAATACTGGTGACATAGCCACGAATGCTAGTGATATAGCAGCTTTGCAGTCTACCGTAAACAACCCAACCACTGGTGTAGCTGCTACTGCTACAGCCTTAAACAATTTAACTACGGGTACGGTAGCAACTAACACAGGTGATATATCTACGAACGCTGGTAACATAACAGCGCTACAGGCTATCGTAAGTGGGTTCAGTGGTAGTGGCGCAATAGCTAATGCTTTTAGTACTACTAATGCTAACGTAAGCACCAACGCTGGTAACATAACGTCTAACGCTAACAGCATTACAGCATTGGAATCACAGGTAGGTAAAGAGTTTGGCGTACGTTTAAAGACAACCAATACTAGTAAGACAGTTACCATACAAACTATGACCAACAGCGCTGGTTCTACAACCACGTCCGCTCATGGTATAACTTCTGCTGATGTAACTTCTGGTGCTTACATAACCCTGGTCGATGCTTCAGCAGTAGGTGGCATAACCACTACACAACTAAACAAGACACACAAAATACAAAGTGTGGTTAGTACAACTTCTTTGACTATTACAGTTACAGGAGATGCTGCTACAAGTACTACGACCTTTGGTAACTACACTGCAACAGAAAACAATATACTTGGTGCGTATGCAGGTATAGCACAGCTAGCTAACGTGCAGTCTGATCTAGAAGGCAACGCCCAAGCATCATTTGTTTTACAAGTAGCGGCCAACGGTTCTGTTGCAGGTATGGTTATAGAAGCGGATGCTTCAGCTGGTGGTACTGCATCACAAGTAGCTTTCCAAGCAGACAAGTTTGCTATCTTCAACGGTAGTAGTGCTACTGCACCTTTTATTGTAAGCAGTGGCACAGTATTTATAGCTGACGCTATGATTGGTAGCGCTGCTATAGACACAGCTAAGATAGCAGACCTCGCGGTAGAGACTGCTAAGATAGCAGACCTCGCGGTAGAAACAGCTAAGATAAAAGATGCGGCCATAGAAACAGCTAAGATAAAAGATGCGGCTATAGAAAGAGCAAAGATAAAAGACCTAGCTGTAGACGATGCCAAGATAGACAACTTAAATGCTGGTAAGATAAATGCTGGTTTCATTGATGCAGCTAGGATTAATTCTAATACGATTACTGCTGACATGATTAACACTGCTAATCTAAGTCTGCCTATAGTACATAAGACTGTAACTGGTGCA